CTGAAAATTAAACTAACTCTATCATCTATTCTCGTAAGCACACTATATATGTTACGAATATTTTTATTTAAACTGTTGTATATTATGTTATTACCTTCAACAGAATCTACCTTAATCCATTGTTCATCTTCATTTCCAAAACTGTCTAATTTATATAACCAAATATCTGAATTGTTTATGTTGGTTGCATCTATAGCAACTGTTTGATTAGAGCTAGGATTATCAATAGTAAATGTTCCTTGGTCTAGTGTCCCTTGGCGGAAGTGACAGAAAAATCCTGTGTTAGAACTTCCTGCACCTTTGCCATCATCTCTATATAAAAATGCAAAGTTGTTGCCCGGAAATGGTGCTTCTTCAACAATATTGTTATTTGCAATGTCAGTTGAAACAACCTCAAATCTTGTGCTTATACCATCAACTGTTTGATTAAAACTATAAGCAGGCACATCGCTATTTGTAGAATTTAATCTATATTGCTCTGTAGGAATTCCTGCAACTGTATCTTTTTTAACTGGACGGCCAAATGTTCCGTTTGTTGGAAGTGCAGAATTCATAATTTTTATAAACTGTTCATTCCAATCACTGTTGCTAGGATCATTCCATAAAATTGTTTGGTTAGCAAGATTAATGTTGTTTGAATCAATTATATCTTCTGTTGTTTTAACACTTTCAATTCTCAATAATCCGTTTGCACATTGATTTCTTTTTGGATTGTAAGATAAAAGTCTTGCAAGACGTAGCACACTTTCCCTACGCTCTGCTAATTCTAAATAATTTTCTCTTGCGTTAAGATCTATACGGAAAGCAATATTTTGTCCGAGGAAAGCAATAAGATCAATTAATGCTAGATATTCACTTGATTCAATATAATCATTAAAATCTTCAGGATAATTTTCTCGTAGATATGCTATCATTGTTCGACGCAAATTGTCGAAGTCGTAACTTTTGAAATCCGCATTTCTATAGCTTTGATAGATGCGTTTCCAATCTTCTGCTACAAGTAATCTATTTTGTCTATCAGTTGATGACATAGTCAGTTTCCTTTACAAGTATATTTAGCGAAATGAATTATATGCGCAGTTAATTATGTATTTAAGAAACCAGCATTTTCATCAAATTGTAAACGCATGTTTTCTGAAATGTTATATGGCAAATATACCAAACTTATTTCGATTTGGATGCCACTTTCGTATTGGTCAACAGTAATTTGATTTACACTTACTCTTGGATCGTAATTTACTATTTGTGTTACATTTTCTTTGATTGCATCTCTCATTTGATCTGTTAAAGGCTCAAATAGTGCGTCCCATATTATAGTTCCAAATTCTGGATCACTCAATTTTTCACCCTGTCTGATGTGGAAATGATTTAGTAAATCTTGTTTGATCAGTGCAAGATCATATAACACAGTTGATGAATTTTCCGGATTTACTGTGCTTATACCTCTATAAGCTCTACTGCCTATGCCTTGATCTTGCTTACGTGCATTAGATTTTACAGTAACTTGTTTATATAGATTTTTTTCTAAACTGCTCATATCGTATTTACCTTACCCGCTTTTCCTAAATGTATCAGGAACAGTTGGATATTCTGTAGCAACAAAACTGTTTCCAGTCTCATCTGCTGTATTTCCTGCTTCTGGATCTGCGTCTGTTTTTTCAGCACTGTGTTCTGTTGGTGCAAGGTTTTCGTGTCCTAACCAAGGTTCGTGTTGTGGCGTTCTCATAGGAGTGTAAGCAGGTGTTGCTGTAGGACCATTCATATTAATACCATCGGGTGCAGTTTCAGTGTGTGTTTTTGCATTAATATGCACCCCTTCTGCAGCAGTAATTCTACCATCGTTGCCTGCTTTTAAACATATGTTTCTGCCTGCACTCATTATGATATCTCTATCTGCTGTTATGTTTAAATCATTAGAAGTATGAACACTTACGCTATCTTGAGCGTAAATATCTATTTTTCCATTGCTGGTCATTTCAATCCAAGTAGACCCTTTAGCATTGCCAATGTAGATTAAATCTTCTGTATTGCTTAATAAAATTTGATGGCCGGTTCTTGTTCTAAATCTAATCTGTTCGTTGTGTGGTATAGTAGGATCACCAGATAAGTCACCGGCTTCGGCATTTGCAAATTCGGGAGGTCCTTCGCTGGCTGAGGTTTTTCTAAGTAGCGTCATATCGCCGTCATCCATAACAAAACTACTTCCGCCTAATCTGCTAAAAGGAACGTTGCTTTGTGCAAATTCTGGACCATAACTAGCAGTAGGTTTACCAGGACGTTTGTCATAAGGCCCAGGTGTACTAAAACCAAACACACTACTCGGAACTTCGCGTCTTGCACTCGACGTTGTTGTTCCTCTAGTAACATCTCCATCTAAACCTTGTGTAGATAAAATACCGTCTGCAAGAGTATTAACAGGTTTAATATATTTGGTTGGATCTCTTCCTTCAGCTGTTTCTAATTCTTTATTATATTCTCCTACAGGTTTTTTCTTTGTAGGATCAGAATTATTAAAGGTTGTGCTTGCATAACCAGGTAACATAAAATTCATATATTGATCTTGCACACAACCTATCCAATAACCAAATCCAAAATTTTCTTCTAAACAAAGAACAATTACTTTGGTTCCTACATTTGGTGGTACAGCCCAAAATCCTGAACTTTGTTGTGTAAATTCAAAACCTTCGTTCTTTTTGACTCCGCTTCTTGGAGTAACATTATAAAATGGTGAAACATAGTAGCATGGTAACTGATATCCAGAACCTTCAGCGGTGCTAGGATTTCCGTTTTCAGTAATTTTTAAAATTTCTACTTCTACTGCTCCCATATATTCTGAATCAAGGTGATTAATAATTTTTGCTAGATAAGGGCCGCTACCTTCCATCCAGGATGGTCGTCTTGTGCGTGTGATTTGATTTCTTGCCATATTAACCTCTTAATCCATCGCCTTGGGCACCACTTGCTGTTGCTCCAGTTCCGCCAGTTTGTCCTGTTTGGCTAGTTCCTTCAGCACTAGTTCCACCGGTGGTTGTGTTACCTTCGTCTGCTGTTCCAGATTCTTGAACAACTTGATTACCTACTTGTACAGGTAATGCATTAGTATCTAGTCCAGGTTGGTTACGTCTTCTAATAAGTTTGAGTTGTTGTGTAAAAGTTCCATTACTAAAGCTGTTCAAACAACTTATAACTTGATACAACCCGCTGAAAGCTCCAACAGGTTTAGTCCCAGATCCTGGAAAATCCATATAATTGCCCGTAACTTGATAATCAGTTGGTGTTCTAAAATTTAATTCAATATCAACTTCTGAACTTTGATAATCCATAGTTCCGTCAGCTGTTATGTTTATAAAATTTGTAGGAGCTGCACTATAATTTCCCATGCCACTGTCAGCAATATAATACGGATCTCCCCATATTGTTAGATCTACACTTACCAAATCAACCGGAGAATTAACAAGAGCGTCATTGAAGTCTCTAGCAATTTGCGTTTTACTATTTGATAGTAATCCTCCACCGCTTTGTCCAGATTCTGGACGAGAAGATTCTCTGGTTGTAGTATTTGCATTAACACCACCAATTGTATCGCCAGCTGAGACATTATATTCTGGGTGTCCTGGTGGCAGTCCTGGACTTTCTTCTTCTTGCTGTTGATTTCCTGCCGTATCTCTGCCACCAAAGGGTGTGATTGCTTGGAAAAACGCAGCATCAAATTGAATGTTAAAATCTAAAATATCATCATTTTGTCCTGTATAAATGTAATCATATTTTTTAACTGCTTGTCTTTTTAATGCCTGCATACCAGGACTTGCTTGTGAAGGTGAGCTAGTCCTACTAATATGGGCTTTGTATGGAACTACTCTAAATACATAGATATGAGGGAAAGTTCCTGACTGATCCATTTGTTCATGATCCGTGATATTGTATACATCTGCTTCTATTTTAAACCAAGGTATCATTCCGTTTTCGTCAGGTTCTGCATCTACAATTTGTCTACCATATTCACTTAGCAAAATAATTTCTTCAATTATATCCTGTACTTTAGTACCGTTTTTAAAGGTTAGTGTTCTTCCATTATCGCTTATAGATATATTGCCTCTAGTAAATATTCCTGTTCCAACTGTTGTGTTTTGATCTGGTGGACCAGTCTGAACTAATCTAGTTTCTTCAACAAATGCTGGACGTCCAAATGGTCTACTTCCTCCATCTAAAAAAGAATCAACAAGTTTTGCGCTACCAATTTCATTAATATTTTCAGGATTTTCAGCATATTCTCTAATTGCTTCACCTATGTTAGAACGT